CCCGGTGATGACTTGACAGGGCAAGACCCAAAAGTAGTAGCTATTGCAAATGCTATTTGGACACCTGAAGTCATTGCTACTTTTAAAGCACAGCAAGAAACCAATAAATTAGGAGCATAGGCATGACAACAATCACATGGACAATCGACTGGATGGAAACATCTACACAAACAATTGATGGATACTCACAAGTCGTTCTAACTGCTGGATGGCGTTGTACTGGTACTGATACCACAACTGCTACACCTCCTGTGACGTACACAGCAACAAACTATGGAACATCTTCTTTCCCTGTTCCTGCATCGGGTGGCTCGTTCACTCCATATCCACAACTTACGCAATCACAAGTTGTTGGTTGGTGTTGGGCTAATGGTGTTGACCAAGCCGCAACTGAAGCGGCTATCACTGCCAACATCAATGCACAGTTAAACCCAACTCAGGTTCAACTGCCATTGCCTTGGGTAGCACCTTCTGCATAATCTTATGGGGTTTAAACGGCTTCCCCTCCTAAGCCGTACACATGGAGTTTAAAAATGGAAAAAGTATCTTTGAGCGTCAGTTTGATTAACGGCATCATGCAATACCTTGGAACCAAACCTTTCCAAGAAGTATTTCAATTGATTCAAGCGATTCAACAAGAATCACAAGGTCAATTACAAACAGGTGTTGAACAAGCGCCTCCTGCAACACCAGCGGCTGAACCCGCTCAAGCTACAGTGCAGTAATGGACCCGTTTACTCTGGCAATGATGGCTCTTGGGGCGGTCAAGTCCGGAGTAGCTTTTTATAAAGAAGCAAAGTCCGTAGGGAAGGAGGCTTCCGAAGTTATCCATGAGATAGCCGGAGGTCTTTCTTCTTTTTTTGAGCATCAAGATAAAGCCATTCGGGATGCTGAAGAAAAGCAGAAAAATCCGCCAAAGGGTAAGTCTATTCAAGCCCAAGCACTTGATAACGTTCTCATGAAGAAGCGTTTGCAACAAGCTGAATATGACTTAAGACAAATGTTGATTTACGAAGCACCTCCGGAACTTGGAGCATTGTGGACAGAGTTTGAGCAAGAGAGAGCAAAGCTTTTAAAAAACAAATCCAAGTTTGACGAAGCACAAAAAAAAAGGATGCACGAGAAAGACGAGAACGCAGAGAACTTATTGACAAATGGCAGATACGAATTGCAATTTTCATAGGTGTTTTGGTTATTGTCTTTACATTTTTTGGTTTGATGTATTTCATTCATCAGGACTATTTGAAAAGGCGAGAAGGTCAAGCTTGGTACAAAGAGTTTAAACAGAGACACAAAGACACTTCCAAGGAGTGGGAGTGCTACAAAACGTTTAGGGATACTGGATACCTTCCAGATGAATGTAATTAGGAGAAATCATGAACTGGTTAGAACAAGTAGCACCCACAATTGCAACTGCTTTAGGCGGTCCTTTGGCTGGATTGGCGGTTGAAGCCGTATCAAAAGCCCTAGGCGTAAGCGGTGATGAAGCCAAGTCCATGCTGGATGAGGGAAAGATGTCAGCCGACCAAATTGCTCAGGTTAAGGTGGCAGAACTCGAATTGCAGAAACAAGCCCAATCATTGGGGCTAAATTTTGAGCAATTGGCGGTAGCGGACAGAAGTTCTGCACGTGAGATGCAAGTTGCCACAAAGTCATTGCTTGTTCCGACCTTGGCAATTATCATTGTTGTATCGTTCATTGGCGTTGTTGTTGGAACCATGATGGGTCTCTCCCACATTGAATCCGCAATGGCTGGTACTTTGGTCGGTTACCTATCGGCAAAAGCCGAACAAGTCGTAGCGTTTTATTTTGGTTCGTCTGCGGGTAGCCAACGCAAAGACGAGTTGTTACATCAATCAACACCAACGGATGCAAAATGATTAATTCACGGAGCCTAGATGACCTTATTCCGCAAGCTAAAGAAAAGGTTGATGCCTTTATTGCTGAGTGCCATGCTAATGGCATTGATTTACTGGTCACTTCCACATATCGTGACAATGACAGTCAAGCCGCTTTATATGCCCAAGGTAGGACTGCTCCCGGCAACATCGTAACCAACGCCAAGTCTGGTGAGAGTTTTCATAACTACCGTTGTGCAGTAGATGTAGTTCCATTGGTCAATGGTAAAGCCGTATGGAATACGTCCGGTGAGGATGGCAAACTATGGGAAAAGATTGGCGAGATAGGTGAAAAAAATGGTCTCGAATGGGCTGGTCGATGGAACTCCTTCAAAGAGATGGCTCACTTCCAATACACAGGCGGATTGACTTTGGCTCAACTTAAAGAGGGCACAGTGATTGTGTAATGCCTGATGCCGCAAAAAAAGATAACGTTTAAACCGGGAGTCAATCAAGAAAACACCCGTTATGTCACCGAAGGTGGCTGGTATGATGGCGATAAAATTCGTTTTCGTCAGGGTTTTCCCGAAAAGATTGGTGGATGGGCAAGGATTTCTTCGGCAACATTCCTTGGTGTATGTCGCTCGCTTTGGAACTGGGTGACATTAGGCGGTTTAAACCTTATAGGCGTAGGTACAAACCTGAAGTTTTACATTGAAAGCGGTGGTGCTTATTACGATGTAACACCGCTTCGCAGTACTTCTGCGACAGTTGGATTGAGCAACGCTTTTACAACATCAAATGCGTCATCAGTTGTACAAGTAACCTCTTCCGGTATTAATTTGTTTACCGGCGATGTGGTCAATATTTACAACCAACAGACCGCAGTTAATGGCATTCCGGCATCCTATTTCAACAATCAATTCACTGTTACTCGTGTTGATTCAAGCAATTTCACCATCAATGTAGGATATAACGCTACCAGTAGCGGAGGCGGTGCTGGTGATTCTAGTACCCTTACCTACTTCACCTATGAGTTTCCAATTCAAGGGATTACCACAGTTAGTGGCTCTTCTACCGTCACTGTCAATGCAACCGGCAATGGATGCGTGGCAGGTGACTTTGTTTACTTTGTGACCACGGTAACTTACAACGGCATAAGTTTGACCGGATGGTATGAAATTGTCAGTGTCTTGACCAATATCTTTACAGTTGTTGCATCTACAACCGCAACTGGCTCAGGAACATTGTCAAGCACTTCTTACGTTCAATACCAAGTCAATACCGGAACTGCAACTGCCATTCCTCAAACTGGATGGGGTGCAGGTGGCTGGGGTCTTGGTGGTTGGGGTGTGGGCGTTCAAAGTACTCAGCAATTACAGATTTGGAACCAATATAACTTTGGTGAAAATCTTGTGTTTGGACCACGTGGCGGCGGCATTTACTATTGGGTAGCAAGCAATGGCGTTAACACGATTGGATATGCTTTAAACCAATCTTACGGTGCATCTGATATACCAACCGTGCAAAACAACTTGATTGTATCTGACCAGTCCCGATTTGTCCTTGCCTTTGGTTGCAATGATTATGGTTCATCCACGCTCAATCCTATGTTGATTCGTTGGTCTGACCAAGAAAATCCTATTCAATGGACTCCTCAAGTCACTAACCAAGCGGGTAGCGTACAGCTTTCCCACGGCTCAACCATCATTGGCGTTCAACAAACCCGCCAAGAAATTTTGGTATTTACAGATACATCCGTGTATTCACTGCAATACATCGGACCTCCTGCCGTCTGGAAATCTCAATTGATGGGCGACAACACAGAACTGGTTGGTCCAAACGCCGCAGTTGTCGCTTCTGGCGTTACCTACTGGATGGGCAATGGTAAGTTCTATACCTATAACGGTACTGTCCAAACCCTTAATTGCGACTTGCGTGAGTTTGTTTTTAGCAATATCAATACGCTTCAGTACTACCAAGTCTATGCTGGTACGAACGAAGCTTTTAACGAGGTTTGGTGGTTCTATTGCTCTGCCAATTCAACAGTCATCGATACCTATGTGACATACAACTATGTGGATAACGCATGGTTCTATGGCTATTTGGGGCGTACCGCATGGTCTGATTCAGGTATTACCCCTTATCCAGTGGCGGCAACCTATGCCAACAACTTGGTCTACCATGAATACGGTACAGACGATGGTACAACTGCTACGCCGGTTCCAATTGATTCATACATACAGTCATCTGAATTTGACATCGATGATGGCGATAGATTCTCATTTGTTTGGCAATTACTG